TTAAAAATCAATATAATCGGAAAATTGTTGCCCTATTTTATCTTTAGCAAATTTAGTGATATGAGTATAAATGTTCATTGTTGTTTTTAAATCTGCATGTCCTAAACGATATTGAACTTGTTTTAAACTCATGCCTGATTCAAAAAGCAAGCTTGCGTGAGTATGTCTAAATGCATGAATTCTGATTGGTTCAATTTCTTTTTCTTTGGTTATCTCTAAAAGCCATTTTCTAGGTTTTGAAGGTGATAGCATCCCTCCATTTTCAGATTCAAAAATTCGTGTGGATTCAGGATATGTGTGGTGCAATTCATCAAGGATTTTACAAGTTTTTTCATCAAGGCTTAACAATCTGTTTGAATTAGCTTTAGGGGGAAGTATTTCATATCCTACAGGAGAATGAGAAATAGCTTTGTTGATATCGAGAGTTGATTTTCTATAATCTTTCCATTCAAGAGCGAGAAGTTCACCTTTACGAATTCCAGTAAAAGCAAGGATACGAAATAAAGCTATTTTCTTAATATCATTCGTTTTTTCTACTAAAGCCATAAAATCTCTTAATTCATCAGTATCATAAAAATCTTTCTTTTCTTCAACCTTTTTCTTAATTCCTTGAGAGGTTACAGGAGCGGCTGGATTGGCTTGTATGTAACTTAGTAGAGCAGCGTGATTAAATACCTTGCGAACCATTCCGAATAGTTTACGAGCGAATTTAAGCTTCTCAGATAAATCATTTCTAAAAGTTTGTAGATCCATAGGCGTAAAATCTGATAGTTTAGTATCACCAATTACTGGCAATACGTGCTTTTCAAAAGCTCGAGTAGTTTTGTAGTAAGTACTATTCTGTACTTCCTTTTCATAAACCAATAGCCATTCATCATAAAGTTCTTTAAATGTCATAGCACTTTTTGGCATAGGATTGTCAATTTCTTCTTGGATATTATGCAAAGCAGCTCGGGCATCAGCTTTGGTTTTAAAGCCACTTTTTTCAGCATACTGGCTTTTACCATTTTTTTTACCTAAATATGCTTTGAATTTATAAGCAGTAGTGCCATTTTTCTTTTTATATGCTTTTATTTCCAAAGTTGCTTTTTATACCTCATTTCTGATAAAATGGTATAGTAAAAAGCTTATTAAAAGCTTTTGTACTACTTCATACTTTAAATCCGCCCTCGCCGTCCAAAGTTTGGGCGGATTTTTTTGTTTATTAATAAAATACAGCTATTAATGCGGGTACTGTAATTTTCCCTCCTAAAGTAGAGGTATAACTATATAGACCATAAACATTTCCATAAATTGTTATTTGATCATCTTCAAGTAGACGATGTTTATTCCAATTATCTGAGTCTATTTGTACCATGTATATATCATCGTATCCGTCTGCTCCAGTAGCGACACGAAGCATTGCCCCTCCGCTATCCATGTCTTGAACTTGGATTACTTTACCTGTAATTTGTAATTTTTCTCCTGCATGACTATTCCCGTTTCTAGCCATTTCATCATATGTAGAAGTTGGATAAGTAGCTGGGTTTGTTTTATCAGCTTCCTCTTTAGCCTTAGCGTCAGCTGCAGCTTTAGCCTTAGCTTCTTCATCAGCTTTAGCTTTAGCTTCAGCATCAGCCTTTGCTTTAGCATCGGCTTCTTTTTTCTTAATTACTTCAGGGTTCTGTTTGATAGTAATTTCTTTAGTGGTTTTACCACCATCATTTTTTGCAGTTACTTCAATTGTATCTTGGTCGTTGGCTTCATCAATCTCATATTTTAGAGTGAAATTGCCCTCTTTATCAGAAGTCACTTTGTCACCAATAATACCATATCCAATTTGGACTTTTGTATTTGGTGTTGTTTTACCAGTAATTGCAGCAGTTTTTGAGCCGTCTGCAACAACTGACACAGGGATTTCAAGCGTAGGTTTATTACTTGATTCAGTTGTGCTTTTTTCGCCACTATTCTTTGAACCCGAATTACTACTCGGAGAACATGCAGCTAATGAAATAGCAGTAAGCATAGTTACTCCAATAAGTGCTATTTTTTTCATAATGTTTATGTTCCTAATCTAGCTTTTTATGAGGATCAAGACATTGCTCGTTGTTTTTTTTCTTAAATTGCTTCGTGATATTCAGCGGTATATTCCTCAATAACTGATTCACATATCCACTTAAGTTTATTATTGAGTTCATAAGCAGCCATGAATTGACTGATATTAATTTCATTTGGTTCTGGTGCAAAATCCCATTTAGAAAGCCATTCATTGAATCTGTGAACTACCATGAATCGGTCTGCTTGCGCCTCTTGCTTACTCCCAAACATTGTAGAGTGGCAATTATAATGGGTGTGTCCACAATAACAGTGCCCTAATTCATGAAGAATAACATTTTCTTGTTCTATTATCGTCAAATCATCTCTGATATAGATGATGTCATATTCAGGAAGATACAACCCTTTAATATCATCAACTAGGACAACATCATTTTCTGATGGAATAAAATATATAATTTCAGCACCAAGCTCTCGAGAAAGCTCTCTAAGTTTACTCATAAATCGCCTTTATCAATTTTTTCTTTAAGAGTATTTTTCAACAAACGTTTGAAGAATTCTTTATCATTATCGTTAAGTTGTCCACCGCCATAGGCACTAGCTTTACTTATTTGTTCTTCAAGATATTCATCAGTTAAACGATAATCTTCTATTTGTTTAACTTTATCTTGCTCTAGCTTTTGTTCGTCTAATTGAGCAGTTGCAAAGTTTAAAACTTTCTCTTGACGTGGTTTGGTAAGCTCAGAACTAACTTGACTGATTTTAGGCAAAATTGTATCGGTTATTTCTTGTTCACCAAACATCAAGTCTCTTGCTTGTATTCCTAATATATTTTCGAGTTCAACCATTTCAAACATTTTAGGATTTCTTTCTCCACTTTCCCATCTTGATATAGTTGACTTAGTGCGACCAATTTTATCAGCGAGTGCTTGCTGAGAGAGATTAGCTGCTTTTCTTGCTTCTTTAAGTCTTTCTGCAAATGTTATATTTTTCATACTTTATATTATATAGTAAGTGATGCAAAAAAGCAATAAAAAAGTTGACAAAAAACAACTGTAATGGTTGACAAGTTGCAACAACGATGTTATAATTAATTCATAAAGTCAAACAAGCGAACAATCATGGAGCATTTAGTACGGCAGACGGAACGGGCTCAAATGACGGTACACGACGTATCCACCGCGACGTAAGTAGCAAGTTTGGCAAATAAAAAGCCCCAGAGGGGCGGAAAGGAACAGTGTATGAACCTTGAAAAAATTAAACAAGTTAAAATGCTAGACAATTTTGAAGAAATAAAAGACATTGTTAATGCTCATATAGAAATGGGTTGGATTGTTTTGCTATCAGACAGTAACAAAGTTATTCTTGGTGCTGAATGGCCTGAGTCATACAACATGAACTTTAATTTAACTGTCGAAAGAAAACATTTTGGAGTAGCCGGTAAACCTGGGGTTCCAGGAATTGGTGTTATTTAAAGATGTTTTGTATTTCTTGAATAGCTTTTTTATGTTCTTCTGTGGCTTTGTTTTTCCATAAATCAAGAAGTTTCCCGATGGTAGAGGCCTCGATATTTGCAAGTTTAGGAACTTCTGACCATAAACTAGGGTTTTTTTCAAAAATTGGTAAAAGTAATTTTGCGATATAAGTATTTTGTTCTCTATTATAACGATCGTAAGAAGTGGAGTACGATAAATCAATTTCAGTAATATTCATTAAAGTTTCATCATCATAAACTTTATGTATTTTCTGAGGTTTATTGCGCAAAAAGAAATGAGAACTAAGATCGCATACCGTTTCTTCAAAATATTTCAATTCATCATTTTTGATTCCTTTTTTCATAAAATAATGGCACAATTCATGAGCTAGTTGATATATAATTTGAGATTCTCTTATACCATCCCAAACAGTAAGATAAATTATATTATCAGAATAGAAGTATTGTGGGATATTTCCATTAGGGTTAGGATTTAATATTTTCAATCCTTCAAATGAAGCTTGTTTAAAATAGAAACTCATTTCTTTTATTAAATTCTCGCAAGTGCTCTCAAATTGTGAAACGTTAACAACATTGCAAGTGCTCTCAAATTGTGAATCGTTAACAAAATTAAAAATGTGATAGCAATTAGGGATATTTGTAAATTCATTTAATTCAAAGTTCATAAGAACCTCCAATATAATTTTAGTTTAGTCACTTACATTATATCACGGAGTTATGATATCGCTCACAATGAGCAGGGAAGACTGGCGAACAGGTTCGATTCCTGAACTTCCCTTACTGCGTATGCAGAAATTTAAAACACAGAAAGGAGCCAGTATGGCAGAGAAAAAAACTTATGAGCCACTAGATGAGTTATTAGAATCTACGGGCATGAAGTATTCAGCTATCGCTGAAAAATCAAATATAGATAAAAGCTACCTTTATCGATTACGAAAAAAACCGTCTAAACTGGATGGGGAGTTGATTCTTAGAATTTCTAAGGCAACTGGTATTGATAAAAATAAGCTTTTTGATATTTCATATTTTTTTGCAACAAAAGTTGACAAATTGCAACAAAAAGCTAGCTAGAAAGGAGTTCATAAATGAACGAATTACAAAATTTTAATTTTAACAATTTACCAGTGCGAACAGTCCTTATTGATGATGAACCTTGGTTTGTCGGGAAAGATGTAGCCGAAATACTCGGTTACTCAAATACAAAAGATGCATTGTTGAAACATGTTGATGACGATGATAAGCTGGGGTCGCAAATTACGACCTCAGGTCAAAAGCGGAATATGGTAGTTGTCAATGAATCTGGGTTATATAACTTGATTATTGGAGCAGCAAAACAAGGTAAAAATCAAGAAATCAAAGAAAAAGCTCGACAATTCAAACGTTGGATTACTCATGAAGTCCTCCCAACAATCCGCAAGCACGGGGCGTATATGACGGATGCGAAAGCACAAGATGTTATTTCTGGTAATGGTTTGGCTGATTTGCTACTCCAAGCAGGAAATCAGATTAAGCAACTTGAACTTGAAAAAAGCCAAATGAAACCAAAAGCGTTATTCGCTGATAGTGTTTCAGCTTCCGAAAACACGATTCTCATTCGAGATTTAGCTAAAATTCTCAAACAAAATGGCATTGATATCGGAGAGAAACGATTATTTACTTGGCTCAGAGATAATGGATACCTTGTCAAGAAAATTGGTAGTGATTACAACTCGCCAACTCAACGTTCGATGAACTTAGGTATTTTAGAGTTTACCGAAAATACTCATGTTCATAATAGTGGAAAAATAACCGTGACTAAAACTCCTAAAGTAACAGGAAAAGGGCAAATCTATTTTGTAAATAAATTTTTACAAGATTTAGCTAGCTAGAAAGGAAAATCCATGTTTGAAGAAATGATTCAAAAGCTGAGAGATTCAGTTAGAGGAATTGTTTTAGATTCCATGCACGACTATATCTCCAATGACGGTAAGTACCCTCTTGCTTTAACTCAAAAACAAGTTATGGAGCTGATTGGCTGTAAGGATGAAAGCACATTCGCTATTTCATTTAAAGAGCATTTGAAATTTGCTGAAATGAATTACGGTAAATCAGGTACAAAATGGTCAAGAGATTTAGTTATTGACTGGTTCAAAGAACCACGTAATCTACAATTGCAAAGACGAGGTAAATAAGATGACCTACACATACATAGTCAACCCATCAAAATTAAATGCGGTGCTCCGCTAGAAAAGAGAAATTTATGAATCCAGAAGATTTAAAAGTTACAAAAGAATCAAAAGAAGAAACTGCAAGAGACAGATATTTAAAAGATTTTAAACGTGACAACTTGCCATTAGATTTCTTTGGAAAACCAAAACTGAACGAAGTAGGATTAAAAATACTCGATTTATTAAAAAAAGAAGACTTAACACACGAACAAGCGTATGCAAGTCTTCAATACGTTTACAACTTAATCAAATACGAATCTAATTTTTTGAAATTAAACTGATAGGTTCTTTGATTTCAATAGAATCGCTATGAATAAATGGTAATTTCATAGATCCATCTAGTGTTTCAAAATCAAGGATAGTTGCATAATCAGGGGCAACGATGTCATTGGGGAAGCTAACTTTGGATAATTCTAGCAACTTAGCCATTAACAAGTCAGGTCTTTTCAAAAGATGCAAGTTTTGTCTACCAAAACCAGTATTTTTGAAATAGTTGAAAACTTCATGCCTAATAAACGAAAATGAATCATTATCATTAGCGTCAGGATCAAAAGATTTTTGATGAATGCTTTCGGCTCTTATCGATTCGTTAAGAACTGGATAGTTGTAACGGTCATAGATAATCGTTCTTGCTTTAGCAATACCTAGTGAAGTATCCCAGACGATTTCAAATGGAATAAAAGTAGCATCTTTTTTCATAGCGATTTCATTAACAACTGATACAGCATATTCAAACGAAGTTATTTCTAATTTGTTCATCACTATTCCTCCTTTCCATAAAACTAAGCAAATACCGCAAATATCTGCTCACAGTAATTATAGCACTCGGAGGATTAAAACGCATACATAGAAAGGAAACATCATGGACTTTGATTACGATCAGTTCCAAACGACTGACGGTAGAACAGTAACTATCATGCCGAAAGAAAAAATTTGGATGGTAACTCGTGGAAATTTCACACGTAAGTTACTTACTTTAAGTGACTATTTGCACTACATGACAAAATAAAAAAGCCCGCACAGGAATGCGGACTAAGACGTGATATACATCTTTATATATTTTTATACTTAGATTATATCACGTTTCAATAAAAATAGGAAACGGAGAATTTAAAAATGGATAACACAGATATTTATACAACTGATACATTGTTTTACCAAGGGAAGACAATGAACTTTACACCACTTAGAAGCGGTGGAGTGTTGCTGGAGGTTTATTGATGGTTAAAACTGTTGATTTATCGGGTCAAAGTTTTGGGCGGGTAACTGTCGTTGAAAAAACTAGCAAAAGAGATAAAAAAGGGAACGTTATATGGCAGTGTGTATGCAGTTGTGGCAACGAAAAATTAATTTCGACTAGGAGACTAAAATCTAATAAAAATATATCTTGCGGTTGCTATCGTAGAGAAAAAGTACGAGAAAGCGTCACAAATATCTCTAAAGCAAGAATAGACAATGAATCTAGCGGAATTAGAAATATTTATTATTTACCTACCAAAGTTCTTGGTACAAGAACTGAAGCTGAAGAATTTAAGAAAAATATAATCAAACAAACAGAACATGAAGCTATTGGTTTGGATAGCACCCAGGGGCTTATCATGGTTTACACCGAGAATTCTACAGGACGAACAATATCAGTCGGTACGAATTTTCAAGGCATGTCCTTAACAGACAGCACAGGGATTTCTGCGAGCATCTCACCAGCTGGCGTCAAGTTGTCTTCTGATATTGCATGGACTCAGATTGGAAATATTGGTGGGAGAAGAGCAGAGTGGAAGCGAGAAAATAATCGTGTCACAATGAATATCCACGGTGGTAACGGTGATGGGTTCCCTGTCATCACGAGTGGTGGAACGCTTTTGGGAACTATCCCAACTAACGCTAGACCACCCAGTGATATTTCTATGCCGGCGACAGCTCAAGCTTCTGGTGCAACTGCTCAAATTTCTATTAATGCCACAGGAGAAGTGAGGTGTTATCGCTGGGGTGGAGACTCAGTCTATTTTGGTGCTTATATTAGTTATTACGTTGAATAAAGGAGATAATATGAGATTATTAGAACAAAACATATTGCAATATGTTGGTGGAACTGGAACAACTGATATTCCAACAGGTAATATTAAAGGAAATGTTAATGAAGATGGGTCTTTCGAATTGGAAGTAACTGTTTTTAACGCAAATGAATTTTTCAGCGAGGAAACTCAAAGAATTGAACTAACAGAATTTTTCAATCAAATTTTGGACAAATCCAAAGAAATAAGTAGTGGAGCAAGTAAAGAATAGAAAGCAGGGGTTATGCATTTAGAGACAATAGCAACTATTTTTGCCATAACAGGGGTTAGCGTTGTCGGAGGTCTTAGCTTTATAATCAAGTTGCTTAAGGATTCTATCATGACACCCATCAATCATTCTATTGATACTTTAAACGTAACAATAAAAGGTCTGAGAGAAGATTTGAATGAATCAAACGTAAGCAGAAAAGAACATGAAAAAAAGTTATTCGACAATCTAGACGAACATACTAAGCAGATTTACTTGCTCGATGGGCGAGTGAAGACTTTAGAAACAATTAACCAAATAGAAAAAGAGGAAAAATAAAATGGATCAAAATTTAATGACAATCTTTAGCGGTGTTTTAACTTTAGTAGGAACAGTAGTTTCTTACTTCATCTCACAGGCAGCTAAGAAGCATAGTATAGTAATGTAAAAAACATCGATGCTTTAGCCAAATTGGCAAATCAAGGTGTGACTTGGGCAGAAAAGAACTTCAACGAGAACCCTGAGAAGTTGTCTGAAGCTATTAACTATGTGACAGAAGAGGCTAAACGAATTAAAATCAAAACCAATCCCGCTCAGATTGAAGCACAAATTGAAACATCATTAGCTCAGTTGAAAAAGAATTTCACTTCTGACCCAGTTAAAACTGTTAAAGAGGTTACTGAAAAAGCGGTTGAAGTTACTGGTCAAGTTGCACAAGCCACTCAAAAAGCAGCTGACATTGTTTTTCCAATTATTGAAGAAGTAGAAAAATCAGAACCAACAGAACAAGGAGAATGATATGAACGGAATTGACATTTCCAGCTATCAATCAGAATTAAACGCTGGAATTGTTCCCTCAGATTTCGTCATTATAAAGGCTACAGAGGGAACTAACTATATAAATCCAACTTGGAAAGAGCAAGCTGGACAAGTGATTCAAACAAATAAACTTCTAGGTTTCTACCATTTTGCCAGTGTAGGAAATCCAATCGCTGAAGCTGATTTCTTTATCAGTGTTGTCAAAGATTATATTGGTAAAGCAGTTCTGGTCTTAGACTTTGAAGCTGGGGCAATCAACGCATGGGGAAATGTTGGCGCTCGTCAATTTTTGAATCGTGTAAAAGAAAAAACGGGCGTTTATCCAATGATTTACATGTCAGCAGAGGTTACTCGCCAGTTTAACTGGAGTACGATTTCAAATACTAACCCTTTATGGGTTGCGCAGTACGCTTCTATGAACCCTACAGGTTATCAGTCTGCTCCTTGGACAGACGGCAAAGGATATGGTGCTTGGAGTTCAGCGACTATCCACCAGTATAGTTCAGCAGGTTCACTTGCCAATTGGAACGGTAATCTTGATATAAATCTAGCCTATATTAAGGGTAACCAATGGAAAGCACTTGCAAGTCCAGGGGGAGCAGACAATTCATCAATCACTGATGAAACAAATTTAAATAACACAATAGAATATGAGGAAGAAGAAATGCACTTTATTCAAACAGTTGATACAAAACGAATTTATATGATTAATGCTGGTATGTATTCATGGATTACAGACCCAGGAATGTGGACTAATTATCAAAAAGCATTCCCTAAAGCACCAGTTATTCCACTATATCAAGCACAGATGGAAAAACTATATCGTAAAAATGTGTAAACTAAAACCCGCTTCGGCGGGTATTTTTTGTTGAGATATGATAAAATGATGTTCTCAATATAAATTGTTATTACAATATTTGTCAATAGGCGCTTATTAAAAATTGATAACAAACAAGCAAACTATGTTGATATTAAAATATATTTTGATATAATAAACTATAGAAGGAGGTGTAAACATGGCTACAAAAAGTTTTACAACAGATTTACGTTTTAATCGCAAGTCAGCAACAGGTCTTATTAAGGCTTTGAAGAGTAGTGATAGGAAAGTTAAACGTTCTGCACCTACCAAAGTAAAAGAAATAAAAGATCAAGAATCCATTAGGATGATGTTTAGTAAGGGATGAATGTGGGTATCAATATCATAATGCTTGGAGATTTAATTTCTAGTATTAGTATTGATGATGTTAAGGGTGTACTTAGAACGTTTAAAGGAATTCCTTTAGAAAACGGAGTGCATGACGTTGAAACATTCCTCCATACGAAAGCTATCGATTTTGAACGCTCATCATTAGCAACAACGTATTTAATTTTTGATGAAGAAACCAATATTATGCTTGGTTTCTTTTCGTTGGCAAACAAGCCTTTAACAATGAGCGAGAAAAATTTTGCTAAATTGAGCAACAATCAACAAAGAAAACTGAATCAATCGGGTAGACGTATTGGAACAAAATATCAGATTAATAGCTTTTTGATTGGTCAATTAGGTAAAAATTATTCTGAAAAAGTGGCAGATGCAAAGAGTAGTATAAGTGGCAAAGAGCTTTTGACCTTGGCTTATGATAAGGTTCTTGAAGCTTCTAGGATAATTAGTACAAAATATGTTTGGTTGGAATGTGAAGAACTTCCATATTTAGACAGATTTTACAGGTCATTTGGATTTGTACCAATTCAGGATTATATTTCTGAAAATGGACTTAAAGTGATGCTTTTAAAAATAAAATCAAAAAAATAATTATCGCCCTCCGGGGCGTTTTTCTTTGTTCTCGTTAAGAAGTTTGCTATAATTAAGTTTCTAACACTGACACCCCTTAATTGGGGGTCTTTTTTTGTTAATAAATGTTACTTCGTCATTTTATTGATTTTGTTATAATGATGGAATCATGAATGCTATTCCAATTACAAATACAAATAGCTAAGTGTTTATGAAGAGATAAAGTGTCCTTTTCCAAAGCGAGGACGTTTTTTCTTTACAAAGAAAACGGAAAGTTATATAATGTTCTTATTCCAAAAAAACTTTTCATAAGTTTATCCTAAGCGTTCCTCTCCTAACTGGGGCGCTTTTTTTGTGCTATAATATTATTGGACATCGATGAAGAGTTTTACTCTCCTCATTAGCTGCTCTTCGGAGCGGCTTTTTTATATCAAAAAAGCACTAGCATTAAGCCAGTGCCGAAAAGTGATTAGAGCAAGGTATGAATAATATAGTATAAAACTAGATTAACTTGCACTAACTATTATAATATTAACAATTTTATGAACAATTGTCAATGATATTATGTTATAATGTAGGTGGGATGATTGTGGGATTTCATCCTATTTCTAGAGCTAAGCTGCTCTTCGGAGTGGCTTTTTTTATGCTATTGTAATTAAAAAATAATGTGTTATACTTGCCATGGGGTTCGTTGCCCTTTAGGTGTAGTCGCTCTTGTCATATTGGGCGGCTTTTTTATATCAGTTTGACTTTACCAAAGTATAGTGATACACTTGCGCTAGGGAGTTAGTCACTCCCCAGCTTATTTCAGTCACCCTCCCACATTTGGGGTGGCTTTTTGTTTATCATTGCAATACATGATTAAAGTGATATACTTAACGTAAGGTTGGTTCCGCGAAAGCACCGCCTGTCATCTTTAGCCGCTCAATTGTGAGCGGCTTTTTTCAAATAAAAAAGCTCTAGCTGGATGACTTCAAGGAGTCCAACTAGAGGATGATGTGTGTTAGTACAAATTCAGAAAAAGTTTACTATATACAAAACATAGGAGGTACTAACAATTTAAATATTAACAATTTTTCAGACAATTGTCAATTATTTATAGTAGTGTGTTATAATATATTTAGTGGACGAGAAAATTATTTCTTTTACAGTATCTTTGATAATCTGCAGTTCCGTCCACATATATCTAATATAATAACCAAGATATGTGCTGCAGATTGTCATATTTTGGTTTTTTTGCTCAGTTGGTAGCTAACCGTTCGGTCGCTGGTTCGAGTCCAGCAAGAACCATAAAATAAACGAAGAGTGAAAAAAAGAGGGGTAAATCTTGCTAACTCTTTTATAATAGCGTTTTAAAAACTCCCCTCGCCTCCATTGAATGGATTTTATAGAATCCAAAAGTATTAGTAATCGTTCAATAGAGCGGTTTTTGTTTTTTGAAAATAGTTGTAGATAGTTAAAATACAAAAAAAGGCAGACCCAAAAGCAGACCCAAAAAATATAAAAAACTAGCTATTTTTAGCTAGTTAAAAGTCAATGTATGCAGAGAATTTATCTCCGATATTATCTTTAGTGAATTCTGTGATATGCGTATAAACATTCATAGTAGTTTTTTAATCATCTATATTAAACTTGTTTAAAAGTCATACCTGAATCAAATAGTAAGCTAGCATGGATGTGTCTAAATGCATCAATTCTGATAGGTTCAATGTTTTTTTCTTTGAATATCTTAAACCGAAATTTGATGAATTAAAACAAATGGAAAAGATTACTTTAAAAGTAACGAGTATAGTTTTTATCGTGATATTATTTTGGTTCTTATAAAAAAAATCTATAAAGAATTTATTCAAAAGAAATTCTTTCAGAAATACTTCCAAGCACCACCTGTGGTGCTTTTTATGTACGGCTTTTGAGTCTATGTATTGGTTTGGTTACGAAATGGGTTTGTTTTTGTAATGCTTAGCTTAAAGTGATATACTCTAATCGTTGAATTATTAAAGGACTCACAATATTTTTGAGGATTCTTGTTTTATTTATATATATAAATGTGATGTCTAGGAGGATATTATGAAAAAAATAGGTTTAGTAATTTTAGCAGCAATGGCATTTATAATGGGAGGGGTTATTAATGCACACCAAGTTTCTGCAGATACAGATCCACTTCACGAAAGATTATATAGAGTTTATAATCCAAATTCAGGTGAACATTTACTTACACCTGCTGGTTGGGAGATTCTAACTTTAGAAAAAGCGGGATGGAAATCTGAAGGAGTCGCATTTTATATCCCATTAACTGAACCTCCATACTCAGGATATCCAGTTGTGCAACGTTTATATAACCCGAATGCAGGTGACCACCATTATACAACAAGTGATTTTGAAGCTGCTAGCCTTGTTTCTATTGGGTGGAATAATGATGGAACAGCATTTAGATTCCCAGTTGCTAAAGCGAATACTGGAGTCCCTGTTTATCGTCTTTATAATCCAAATGCAAAAGTAGGTTCGCATCACTTTACAATGAGCTCTTTTGAAAGAGATTCTTTAATAAAAGCCGGCTGGAAAAATGAAGGAATAGCATTTAACGCTTATACTAAATAA